AGTATATTTGAATATTTTGGTGATTATTTAATTGGTTACTATGGATATTTGCCATCGTTTTTGCGTGGTGGTGGTGAAGAACTAGAAAATTTAGTCGAACAATATAAAGAATTTGAAGTCTCTAATTATTCACTATCGGCTAGCAGTAACGCGGCTCACGCGAATTTTGTAGTCGATTTACATACTAAATTAATGAATTTGGAAGAGCAAATGTTGAAATCTACTTTAGTTAAAAAAGATAGAATTATCGCTTTGCCTTATATTCGAACCATGCGATCGAAAGTTAAAGAAGTAGTAGATAATTTACCCCCTCAGTTGAGAAATATGAGTGTAGGTAGACGAAGTAAGCCCTTCTGGCTGGGAATCGTAGGTGAACCTCGCATTGGTAAAAGTACCTGGTTTCAAAATTTTGTAATAACTATGTTAGCGAAACAACAAAAATTAGTGACAAAATTTCAGGATCCCTCGGTATACGCTTTTACGCGAACTTGTGGTGCTGAATTTTGGGATGGTTATGCGCAACATCCAGTTTTATTGTATGATGATCTATTTCAGGTGTATGCAGATGAGCAAACAGTGATGCGTGGTATAGATGAATTAACTAAAGTTGTAAACGATGCAATATACCAATTGAATATGTCTCAAGCACAGGAGAAGAAAGGTCATTATATGGTAAGTAAGATTGTTATAAGTAATATGCAGAACGATTTTGTCGGACAAAAATATATTAGTGATAAGTGCTTATCGGCGGGTTTACATCTGTATGCAAGGAGAAATGCTGTTGTTAAATTACATGTTAATCCAAAATATATGACCCCTCAAGGAACAGTAAATTCAGATTTCATGAAAAATAGTGTTGATTGGAATGAAGGAGATCATCTTATTTATAAAATAATCCCGAAAGACGCTTATAGTCTAGAGTTTTTTAACCCTAAAGATGGAACAAATCAGATAGTTCCAAATTCTACTCCTTGGATTGAAAATGGCGTCACTTACGCTAATCGAGTAAGTGTGCCTGAAGGTTTACTATATATATTACAGTTATCAGATAAATTCTTTTCAGCGGGAATGGATATAGGTGCATTAGTTAATGATGTGTGTGAAGAATATTTTTCTGCTCAAATGTACAATCCTTTAGAATCTTTAGCGGGTTCTTATGCTAGTGTTGATAGTTATAACGCCGAAATAAATTGTGTGACACCATCTACAATGGAATGTTGTACATGTGATTATACCGGAGATGCTCGAGAATTAGAAAAACACTATGATACTGCTCACGGATATTATGGCCAGTGTAAATTTTGTGTATATAGAACTTCTGAACTCTCAAATCTTATTCAACACGTGTATCAATATCATAGACTCCCTTGTACTTATCTTGAAGATTTTAAAATGTATTGTAAATATTGTGATAAGCATACAGATATATTAGATGGACATAAGTGTATGGGCCAGGTAATATGTGATAGTAGGACTTTGGTCCCCTTGGTGCGAGATGTGCAAATATTTGCGGGAAGATACGTAGATTATTTGCGCGTGCCTGTATCTGCTATAGATAATAAGACAATTACGTTGTTTAATGATATCTTATTCAGGAATGAAAAAATAGAGTATTTAAATTATATAGAAACTTTGTGTAAAGAATGTTGCGATAATTTTTATGAGTTGCTTGCATATAATGAAGAGGCGTATGGACCAGTTATTAGAAAATTGACATGTAAGGGACATGTTCACTCAACAACTTGGGAGGAATTTATTTATGAAGAACCCATTCAAATAGAATCTTTTGCAGATAAAGCCAAGAAAGTTATTCACTCCTACTTGTCTGGTTGGAAAGAGTTTATGAAGACAACTACCTTTATTGCTATTGGGGGAATTGTAGCTATTGCTGCTGTTATAGGTGTGGCTTGGAGTTTCACGAAACCAAACGAGTCATTGGAAACGCATGCTGGATCTAGTCATAAAGATGCTCGCAGAGCTAAAAACACTCGATTGCGTGCTAAAGGAAGAAATAAGCAATCACGACACGGAGTGGGTACAATTCATGAAATAGATAATCAACCTGTAAATATAGGTAATGGTCAATATAAGGCCGAATTGTATAATAATAGCAATGTAACGTTAGAGCAAACGGTTGCCAGAAATATAGGAATAATACAACTGGTGTTAGAAGATTCTGGTGTGAGAATGATAAAAGAAGCCGCGGTAGCATTTGTTAATTTGTGGGGTAGTGTTTTTGCTATTCCACGACATTTTGCGATGCGAGTTAAGCAACTACAGGATGTGTACATAGAGAATAAAAAACAGATAAAGATATCATTGAGTCTGTCGTGGTCTAGACCAGCACGAGAACACATAGTACCATATGAAGATATAGTTTTTGTAGATCCCTTACAGCAATTAGAGGATAGTGGACACTTGACTGACGTTTTATTTTTTTATGTACCTGGATTGGCTTCAGGTAGAGATATAACAGGGCATTTTGTAAGTATCGATGATGAAGTCAATTTATATGGATCTTACCTATATGGGCATAGGAGCGCTGTAGAAGATAAAACTATACAATTATTAAATGTGTCAGATGTAGAATTGCTAGAAAAAGAAATGACTTATTTTATGACTGCTGCTCCTGATCCTTTATTTAAATTACAAATTAATCAGAAAAAGTTAACAATTCCGCAATTTTACTGGTATAGATCAGCTACAATCGGTGGAGATTGCGGTATGTTGTTAATGCATACTGATCAGAAAATACAGCGTAAAATATTGGGTATACACGTTGCTGGTAGTTCGGTGTCAGGTATAAGTAATCCAATGTATAAAGAAGATTTGGATGATTTAAGAGAGTTTTTGAAGATAAATTTTGAATGCCAAGCTTGTATATATAAACCTATGGAGGAGTTGGTAGAATATAAAGATTTATCCGCTAATCCCGCCTTTGCGAATGAGATTACATCTTTAGTTGATTCTAATGGTATAATTAAAAGTGTGAAGGTAGAAGAGAATGAATATTATGTACGTCCAAATATCCCTACTCGTACTAGTATATCGCCTAGTATAATGTATGATACTTTAAATAAAGAATTGGGGGCTCCTTATACGCAACCTGCACGTTTAGCGCCGTTCGAAGGTAAAGATGGTCAGATAATTTCTCCTTTTTTGAAAGCGTTTAAAAAGATGCAGAATAATTCTCGTTATATAGAACAAAAGTATAGAAAAGAAATTGTAGATAATATAGCGAGTACTATAATTAATTGGAAATCGACTGTCAAACCTGATTTTACATTACTGAGCGAATATGAAATGTTTAATGGTAGACCAGGTTTGAATCCTATAGATGTAACCACATCAGGTGGTTATCCATTCAAAGTTATGTCGAAAGCTCCAGGTAAAAAAGGTTTTATAAATACTATCAAAACAGATAAAGGTAATATTTATGAACCAACAGAAGAATTGAGACGTTTAATGAATAATCGAGAGAATGACGCCCGTATGGGCAAAATAACAGAAACCATATTCCTGGATACGTTGAAAGATGAAACTCGAGATATAAGCAAAGTAGAAGAGGGAAAGACCAGGATGTTCCAAATAGGCCCTATGGATTTACTATTACTTACACGGAAATATTGTGGTGCATTTGTGGCTCATTGCCATACTACGTTTTTAGACGGTGAGATGGCAATTGGTATAAATCCGTATTGTGATGATTGGGACACAATAGCTCGGAGAATGTTAATTTTTAAAAAATTTTTGAATGGCGACTTTTCTAATTTTGACTCCACAATAGGGTTAAGTATGGCGTGGATGATTATAGATATTATAAATGAGATATACGATGATGGACCTGAGAATAAATTAATTAGAGCCGTACTATTATTAACATGTTTTTGTTCTTGTCACATGGCGTATGACGTTATATATGAGGCTTTACAAGGTAACCCGTCAGGTTGTTTGTTAACTACTATATTCAATTGTCTTGTAAATATGATATTGATACGATTAGTGTATTTGGAATGTACAGGGTGGAGTTTGAGTGATTTTCATTTACATGTTCGCCCCTACTTTTATGGAGATGATAATTTAATTGGTTTGTCAGATACAATTAGTCAATATATTACGATGAGTAAGTACGCTGAAGTAGTGTATAAATATGGTTTTACTTACACTACAACGGATAAAAGTGCGATTACTTTTGATTTTTATTCTTTTGATCAAGTCTCTTTCTTA